GGGAATGCTAGCCCCGCAAAAACGCTAGCTGCCAATTTTTCAGGCTACTTGACACCTCACTTGACACATTGCAATTCTTTAAATTAATTTCAACAAAATGACAAAAATACTTGAATATATTGATTGTTGTGATACAATTACAGCATGCACCGTGTTTTCGGTGCACGGTTCCCGCCCCGCTGACGGCTTGGAGTAAAAAAATGTTCTACGAAGTTTCAATACAAGCATGCCCCTCTGGTTTTGGTGAGTTTCAATGCCAGCCGATAAGTGGAGAGGGGTGGGCGGATGTAAATGAGTTGCTGACGGAGATAACCAGTAATAACGACCATGTGTTTGAGTTGACCGACGAAATTGTTGATTCCGCACTGCCTGGCCAAGCCGATGACATACGCGGACGAATCCACAATGAGCCAGACCGAGTATTTGCAATCGTTGACGGAGACCGAGTTTTTTACTTTGGCATTGTCGAAAAATGACCAAAGGCGGCAAACAACCCGGTGCAGGCCGCCCGCCTGCCCCTGCAAGACCGCCCGCCATGAGCTGGAGGCCTGAAACCTTCGCCCAAGCCGAAAAGTTCCGGGCACTGGGCGGTGCCAAGTGGCTGCGCCGGATGATCGACGCAGCAAACCCTTTTACGGAGAGTAAAAAATGATGCAAAACGCACTTTTCGAAGGCTTCGACCCGGCTGAAATCGCCCGCGCCAGCCGCCAGATCGTGGCCGACAAGGCCGAAACCCGCCGCGCCGTCGCCCAGAAAAGTGCCAACCGGCACCACATGCGCCGCGCAAATGCCGAATCCACGCTGGCCGACATACTGCCCGCCAAAATTGAGCCCGGCGAAAGCTGGCACGTGATAAGCCGTGGCGACATAGACAGCCTGAGCTATGTCCGCCATAGCCTCGCCGGGGTTGACCACCTTGACCACGTGCTGATGTCCACATGGTGCATAGCCAAAAACGACCTGACCGAAATAACCGCCTGGCTTGACGCTGGCCGAATCGAACAATTCGACCTCTACGCGGGCGAAATCTTCCCCGGATCGTATGGCGACGAATACGAGCAGTTCTTGAAAATGTGCGACCTCTACGGCTGCCGCCTTATCGTTGCAAAAAACCATAGCAAGGTGACGCTGTGCAGTGTGGATGACTACCAAGTGGTGATCGAATCGAGCGCCAACGTAAACACAAACCCGCGCATTGAGCAAAGCGCCCTGCACAACAACCCCGAATTACACGCCTTCTACCTTGAGTTCTTCTCCGGAGTGAAATCCATTGACAAACAATCAAAAATTCACTGAGGCCGGGCTGGCCCGTGCCCTGAGCGCCCCTGGCAGCCCTATATCGCGCCAGTGGATAAACCAGCTTGTCAAAAAAGGTATTTTGCACAAAGACGCAGCGGGTTTTATCGACTTTGAGGCCGCAAAACAGGCCCTGCTTAACGGCGTGCACCCGTCCGGTAAATCCACGCAGAACCTGCAGGCCGCGCCAACCCAAAACCCGCCACAAAACGCAGCCACGCCCCCCCTGGTGCAGCCATTGATGGAGCCAGACCAAGATGCAGAAATAACCTCGTTTCACATTGCGAAAACCTTACGCGAAGCCGCCGAAGCCCAAATTGCACGCCTGAAATTGGCTGAAATGAAAGGAAAATTTCTTATCAAAGACGACTTCGAGCGCCATCTTTTCAACGCGGGCCGCATGCTGCGCGACACCCTGACCAACTGCGCCCGGCGCATCGGGGCTGAGGTGTCGGGCCTGACCACAGCCGAGGCCTGTGAAGCCGTGATAGACCGCGAACACCGCGCCGCCCTGGCCAGCTTTGCGCAGCAGCTGCGCCACACGCTCAAGATCGAGATCGAGAACAACCCGCTGAATGCTCCCGTGAGCCGCCCGGAATGATCCTCGACCCCCTCACCGCCCTAGCCAACAGCCTGGACCCCGATCCAGACTTGCCCGTGGACGTGTGGGCGGACACCTACCAAGTCATCCCCAAAGACTCCGGCGCGAATGAGTACGGCAAGTTTCGCACCAGCCGCACCCCGCACGCCCGCATGGTGATGCAGGCTCTGAGCGACCACCACCCGTGCAAGCGCGTGGTGCTCATGGGGGCCAGCCAGATGCTCAAAACCCAGACCGGACTGAACTGGCTGATGGCCAGCATTCACCAAAGCCCGGCAAACTTCTTGTGGATCCTGCCCACCGGCAAACTGGCCAAACGTGCCAGCACCCGCATTGCCAAAAACATTGCGGCCGTGCCAGAAGTGGCCGAACGTGTCGCCGCGCCCCGTTCGCGCGACAGCGTGAACACGTTGGAAGCCAAGGAGTACATTGGCGGAAGCCTGTTTATCGTCACGGCAGGCGCTGCCGCCAACCTGTCAGAAGTGCCTGCCCGCCGCGTGCTGTTTGACGAAGTTGACCGGGCCGAACTAAACGTGAACGGGGAGGGCGACCCCGTTGCCCTGGCAGAGGCCCGCCAAACCACATTTGAGCGCAACCGCAAAAGCTACTACCCCAGCAGCCCGACCATCAAAGACGAAAGCATTGTCGAGCGCCTGTACCTGCGCGGCACCCAGCGCCACGCCCTAGCAGACTGCCTGCACTGCTTTGAGCCCCAGCCGCTGGACTTTGACCGCCTCATAGTGTCTGACGACGGCCAAAGCGCCCTGTACCCCTGCATGCATTGCGGCGCGGTGCACACCGAGAGCGACAAGCCCCGCATGTTTGCCCGGGGCGCGTGGTCCGATGGCGCGGGCGGCGATGGCGAAACAGAGAGCTTCACCATCAGCGGCATGTTCCTGCCCTACGGCTGGCTGCCTTGGATCGCCCTCAAACGCGAGTACGACAAAGCCAAAGCCAAGCTGGACGAAGGCTCCGAAGAGGCCATGATTGCCTTTTACAACACCCGTCTGGCCAAAAGCTGGGAGCGCCAAAAAGAGCAAACCAAGGCCGAGGAACTCATGGCACGGGCCGAACCGTACAACCTGGGCACCTGCCCCGCAGGCGTGTTGTGCCTGACCGCCACCGTAGACACCCAAGCCGACCGGCTCGAAATGCTGGTCATCGGCTGGGGCCGTGGCCTGGAGGCTTGGGTAATTGACTACCAAGTGGTGCGCGGCGACCCTGCAGACTTGCAAACCTGGGCCCGGCTCGATGCCCTGCTGCAAACCCGCTACCCTCACGCCTACGGCCAAACCCTTGCCATCAAGGCCGCGTTTGTGGATTCGGGCGGCAACGCCACCCAAGAGGTCTACAACTACACCCGCACAAAGCGCCACCGGCACATCTACGCCATCAAAGGCGCAAGCAAGCCGGGCCGCCCAATCCTGAGCAGCAAACCCAGCAAGGTAGAGGTGCGTTGGAATGGCCGCGTTGAACCCATGGGCGCGGAACTTTGGTCTGTTGGCACCGACACCGCCAAAGACTACCTTGCCAACCGCTGGCGCGTAAGCCAAGGCGTCGGGCAGATTCACTTCAGCCACCAGCTCACAGAAGATTTTTACCGCCAGATCACCGCCGAATACCGCGTGACACTCTGGAAACACGGCCACCGCGTGAGCCGTTGGGAGAAAAAGCAAGCCGACCGAAACGAAGTGCTTGACCTGATGGTCTACAACACCGCCGTCGCCCAATACCTTGGCCTGCACAAACTGAGTGATCCGCACTGGGACAAGCTGGCCGCTGCACTCAACCCAAACCAGATCAGCCTGTTTGCCACTGAAACAGAAGCTAGTCCAGAAATTAATACAAAAACAGCCTCCGCCGCAATAGATACGGGCGCAACCAGCTATGAAAACAATAGCGTTAAGCCCATAGAAACGACCCCAAACACCACCCCCATACAAACACCGCAGCCAGCCAACCGACCCAAACCCGCGCCCCAGCGCCTCTATCGCCAACCCACTCCACAACGTATTTGGTAACTATGCAAAAAACCACCAGCACCCAAACCCACCCGGACGCCTGCGACATCATCACCGACATGCTGCAGCGCGTGGCCCCGTTGCTTGAGAAACTTTCGGATGCCAGCGAGAAAGTGCTGGCGGCTTTAGAAAAAGACCTTCGCGGCACCTGGGGCGGTGATCGCGTGTACATCCAGCGCCGCCGGGGCGAGGCTGATGCCAAGCTACACAGCGAACGCAACAGCCGCATCTTGCGCGCCTACCAGCAAGGGCGGCACATTGCCTACATGGCAAAAGCCGAGGGTTTGACAGAGCGCCGGGTGTTGCAGATCGTGGGCGCACTACGCACAAACAACACAAAACGCTCGTTTTGAACCGTGCCGGGTGAAACTTCTTTGTCTTAAAAAGTTTCACCTAAGCCGCTGAACATCGGCGCGTGAGCACCACCACCCCCACCACCGAACCCACCATCATCACGCCGGGCGACACCATTAAATGGTTGCGTGCCCTGGCAGACTACCCGGCAAACGATAGCTGGGTGTTGACTTATGAACTGGTCAACAGTGCATACCGCTACACAGTAACCGCTGCAGCCAGCGGGGCAGACCACCTTGTCACCATTGCCGCCGCCACCAGTGTGGGTTATGTGGCCGGTGCCTACGACTGGCGCGCACGCGCCAGCAAAGCGGGGGAGGTCTACACCGTTGGCACCGGGCGCGTGACGATTGCCAAGAGTTTTGCCGCCATCACCGACACCCGCAGCCAAGCCCGCCGCACGCTGGAGGCCATTGAGGCCACGCTGGAGGGACGCAGCACCAGCGCCACGGCCGAATATGAGATTGCCGGGCGCAAGATGAAATTTATACCCGTACCTGACCTGCTTACGTTGCGCGACCGCTACCGCGTCGATGTTGCCCGCGAAGACGCCGCCACCCGCGCCGCTGCAGGCCTGTCCAACCCCGGCCGCATTTACGTGCGCCACGTTTAAGTCATGAGCCAAACCCCCATGCTTACCCGCGCGGTGTCTGCCGTGCGCAAACTGTTCACCCCGGCTGGCAAGGCGCAAACCCGCCGATTCCATGCCGCCCGCGTTGACCACACCACCGCCAACTGGCTGACGCTGGAGAGCAGCATCAACCAAGAGCTGCAAAGCGACCTTGACCGCCTTCGCACCCGTGGGCGTGACCTGCGCCACAACAACGACTACGCGGCCAAGTTTTGCCGCATGTGCGGGGACAACATCATTGGCCCAAGCGGCATCCGCCTGCAGGCCAAGGTGATCGACCAAGGTGGCAAGCAAGACCGGGGCGCAAACAACGCCATTGAGGCCGCATGGAAACGCTGGGGCACTGTGTGCGACGTATCGGGCCGCCAGCACTTCCGGGATTTTTGCTCAAGCCTTGTCGAAAGCCTCCCGGCGGACGGTGAATTTTTGGTGCGCGTGGTCACTGGGCCTGATGCGCAAAACGAATTCAACTTTGCCCTGCAGCGCCTCGATGTGGACCGCATCGACACCACCTACAACACCACGCTGGGTGGCAACACCGTCATCATGGGCGTGGAACTCAACGCCTACCGCCGCCCCGTGGCTCTGCATATTTTTGAAGGCCACCCCAATGACGGCCAACGCACCAGCCGCCGCCTGGTGCGCATCCCTGCGGACGAACTGATCCACGGATTTAAGGTTACACAGGCCGACCAAGTGCGCGGCTTCCCCTGGATGGCACCCGGCATGCTCAGCCTGCACCACCTGGGCGGCTTTGGCCTGGCCGCGTTGCTGGCGGCAGAGCATGGAGCCAATCACTACGGATTTTTTACTACGCCCGATGGCCTGGCCCCCAACATCGGCACGCAGGACGAAAACCAGCAGACCATCATGACCAGTCAGCCCGGCGTGTACGACACACTGCCGACGGGTGTGGGCTTTCAGGCGCACGAATCCAAGTATCCAAACGAGGTATTTGGGCCTTTTGTCAAGACCACGCTGCAGCGCATAGCCAGCGGCTGGGGCGTGGCTTACCACGGTCTGGCCAATGATCTGGAAGGCGTCAATTTCAGCAGCATTCGCAGCGGCACCATTGAAGAGCGCGACCGCTGGAGCGCCGAACAAGAGTGGTTTATTGCCGCCTTCATGGAGCGCATTTACCCGCTGTGGATGCGCTCTGCGCTGCTTTCAGGTGCCATCAAGCTGGAGAACGGCTCCACCCTGCCGGGCGCAAAGTTTGACAAATTCATGGCCCACGAATGGCAGCCGCGCCGCTGGGACTGGGTAGACCCTAAAAAAGACATGGAAGCCAAGATTATGGGCGTGCGCGCTGGCATTTTGGCCCCGCAGGACATTGCTGCCAGCATGGGCTACGACTTTGAAGACACCCTGATTGCCATTGCCGAGGCCAACAAATCTGCCCAAGCGCTGGGCGTCAAGCTCCCCGCCTACGACGCAGCGCCGGGCAGCATGCCAGTGTCTGATGACGAGCCAGACGACGCGCCCGCAGCCAGCACAAAAAAACCCAAAAAGTGAAATTTCTTTGTCTTAAAAAGTTTCACCTACCCACCATCCAATACACCCCATGAGCAAAGCCAAACACATCCCTGAAGCCATTCGCGCCGCTTTGAATAAAGAGCATGGCCGGGCAGTGCGGGAACTAAGTTTTGAGCGCGCCACCGCCAACGCCGACGCCAACACGGTTGATCTGTGCTTTGCCACCGAAACCGCCTATGAACGCTATTGGGGCGTCGAGGTTTTGGACTGCGCACCGACAAGCGTGCGCACCCAGCGCCTCAAAGCAGGCTGCAATCTCATCATGGACCACGACGCGCGTGATGTAGTTGGCGTGGTCGAATCCTTTTCATTCGGCGCAGACCGCAAGGTCCGCGCCGTGGTGCGCTTTGGCAAGAGCGCGCGGGCGCAGGAAATCTTTGCAGACGTGGCGGACGGAATCCGCAACAACGTCAGCGTGGGTTACCTGATCCACAAAGCTGTTCTGGAGTCGGAAAGCGAGGGCGTGGGAACGTACCGAGTGACCGACTGGGAACCGTACGAGCTGACGCTCACCGCCGTACCTGCAGACATCAACGCCGGAGTGGGCCGCAGCGCCGCCCCGCCGGATGCAGCGCAAAAAGACCTCACCGTGCAAGTGACGGTGTGGCAGACCGAAGCCAAAGACGACGAATGCGAGCCTATGGACGGCGAACAAACCGAAGCCCAAGCCGAGAAAAGCAGCACCGAAACCGAAACCACCCCTGTATCGACTCCCTCCGAAAGCGAGAAAACCATCATGACCGAAGTAACCACTGTTGCAACGCGCAACCACCCTGCCGAAATCGCAGCCATGGGCTCCCAAATGGGCTTGGGCGAACTGGCAATGAAATCTATCCAAGCCGGTCACACCACCGAGCAATTCCAGTCCGAAGCCCTGCGCGAGCTGGCAAAGAAGCCAATGCCCACAAGCGACATCGGCATGAGCGCCAAAGAGGTGCGCAGCTTCAACATTTTGCACGGCATCAACGCCCTGGCAAACCCCAACAACGCGCAAGCCCGCGCCGCCGCCGCGTTTGAATTTGAGTGCAGCCAAGAAGTTGCCAAGAAAATGGGCCGCGCCGCTGGTGGTTTTTACCTGCCCAGCGACGTACAGCGCCGCGACCTGACCGCAGGCACCGCCAACGCAGGCGGCTACAGCGTGGCCACTGAGCTTCGCGGCTTTATCGACATCTTGCGCAATGCCATGGTCATCGACAAGGCTGGCGCGGTGTTTTTGTCGGGCCTGCAGGGCAATATTGCCATTCCAAAGCTGTCCGGCGCTGGCACCGCGTACTGGGTTGCAGAAAACGGCGCACCTACTGAGAGCCAGCAAACGCTGGCACAGGTCACTATGTCGCCCAAAACAATCGGCGCATACACCGACATCAGCCGCCAGTTGATTTTGCAGTCCAGCATTGATGTGCAAAACATGGTCACGCGCGACCTGGCCACCATCATCGGCCTTGGCATCCAAGCCGCAGCTATCAACGGCGCAGGCTCTGGTAACGAGCCCACAGGCATCTTGACAGCAGTAACCGCCAGCCAGATTGGCGGCACTGACGGCTTGGCCCCCACCTGGGCCCATATCGTCGGCTTGGAGTCTGACATTGCCGCCAACAACGCAGACGTTGGAACCCTGGGCTACCTGACAAATGCCAAAGTTCGCGGCAAATTGAAAGTGACGCAAAAGTTCGCCAGCACCAACGGCATGCCCATCTGGGCAGATGGCAACACCCCACTGAACGGCTACGCCGCCCACGTGACCAACGCCGTGCCAAGCAATCTGACCAAGGGCAACCAATCCTTGAGCAGCGCCATCATCTTTGGCAACTTTGCCGATTTGTTGATTGGCTTGTGGGGTGCTACAGACATTCTCGTTGACCCGTACACAGGCGGGGCCGCTGGCACCGTGCGCGTGCGGGTGCTGCAAAGCTGCGATGTGGCCCTGCGCCATGTTGAGAGCTTCGCCACCATGGAAGACGCCCTCACGGCCTGATAGCCGCAAACCGCTGCGCCTTCGGGCGTGGCGGTGCCCGCTAACCAACACCAGAAAGCATCAAACCCATGAACGACCAAAATCTAGGCGCAGAGCTGCAAACGCTCGCCCTCATCCCCATGGCCGACATCACGGCAAGCGGCAACGGCACCGGCATTGACATTACCGACTATGTGGGTTTGGCCGCGGTCACCCTCAGCGCCAAAAACGTGGCAGGCACCAACCCCACGCTGATCGTCAAGCTGCAAGACAGTCTTGATAACAGCACGTTTGCCGACATATCAGGCGCTGTGTTTACCACCGTCACAGCCGCTGACACATTGGCGGCCACGCTGGAAAAAATAACCGTCAATCTGGACTCTGCCCGTCGCTACCTGCGCGCGGTCAAGACCATTGGCGGCACCAGCTCGCCGGAGTTTCTGCTGAGTTGCACCGCGCACGCAGTCAAGCAAAACCGCACCTGAGCCCAGCACCATGGCCATGACCGAAGATTTTTCCGTGTTTTTTTGCACCTCCGAGTTTGCCACTGCGGCAACGCTCAACAGCGCTGCGGTGACGGGCATCTTTGACAACGGCTACGCCCAAAGCAGCGCAGGTGGCATGGGCATTGCAAGCGCCCAGCCCACGCTCACCTTACCCACCGCCAGCGTGCCCGCCAACCCGGTGGGCGTGACGGCAGTGGTTGCCAGCGTGAGTTACACAGTGGCCGAGCACCAGCCTGACGGCTCTGGTGTCAGCGTGCTTTATCTGGAGCGCGTGTTATGAGCAACAGCGCCCACATGGCTGCGCGCGATGCCATCATTGCCGCCTTGCTGGTGAACCCGGCGCTGGCGGGCGGGCGAGTGGTGGGCAACCGCCGCCGCCCAATGGCTGAACAGCACGCCAGCCAAATTTATGTGTATCTGGAAAACAGCGACGCTGAGTCCGGCTCTGACAAAGTGATAGGCACCACAGACTGGCGCACCCGCATCCGGGTTGAGTGCCTGAGCCGCGCCACAAGTTCGGTAAGCGCTGACGACGGCGCTGACGCTTTGGCTGTAGATGTCATGTCTCGAATCATGGCTGATACCAGCCTGAGCGGCAAAGCTATCGACACCACCCCGCAAGCAATCTTTTGGGCGGAAGACGAAGCCGACACCCCTGTGGCTGCCTGCCAGCTCCTTTTTAGCGTGTGGCACGCCACGCCAGACGCATCAATTTCCGCCTGAGTCCAAAAGCCATGAACCCCGCAAAACAACAGCCCAAACCAGCCGCACAAGCATCCGCACCGCCCGCCGCACTGCCAGCGCGCACGCCAGAAAACACCCCCGTTCCCGGTGGTGGCAGTTGGCGCTGGGACTACGCAGCAGGCGCATGGGTTGCAAACGTTGAACCCGCCGCCGCCCCCATTACCGCAACCGCACCCACCCCGGAGTAAACACCACCATGGCACGCCTCATCCGTAAAACCGTCATCCTCGCCAAAGTCGAAACCACCAGCGGCACCGACTCAACCCCTGTCAACACCAGCAACGCACTTGAAGTCAGCGACCTGTCCATCACCCCGCTGGACGCCAAAAACGTAGACCTTGACACCATTCAGGGCTGGTTTGGCAACAGCATTTCTCTGGTGGGCACTGCCAGCGTCAAATGCAGCTTTAGTGTGTATTTGGCTGGGTCTGCCACCGCCGCCACGGCCCCCGCATGGGGCGCATTGTTGCAAGGCTGCGCCAATGCCGAAACCACCGGCCTGACCACCCCCGACCGCGTGGAGTACCTGCCCGCAACCGACACGCTCAAGAGCTTGACCATCTACTGGTATGACGATGGCGTGCTGCACAAGTTGCTGGGCTGCTTTGGCAACGTCAAAATGTCCGTCAAATCCGGCGAAGCGCCAAAGCTCACTTTTGACTTTGTGGGCCTTGACGGCGGCGTAACAGCCGTGTCCAACGTGGTGCCCACACTTACGATGTGGAAAACCCCGGTGGCCGTCACCAAAGCCAACGTGACCGACATCAAACTGGGCTGCACCTACTCCGCAGGCGCATTGTCTGGCGGAACCGCTTACAACTCCACTGGTTTGATGATTGACTGGGGCAACGAAGTGGAATTTGCCCCCATGCTCACGACCGAGGAAGTGGTTTTAAAAGACCGCAACATGACGGGCTCTTTGAGCCTCGAACTCACCGCTGCGCAAGAAGTGTCAATGATGGCCACCGTCAAAGCCAACGGCACCCAAGGCGTCGGCTTTGTGCTGGGCACCGCCACCGGCAACAAGATCATGCTGCACATGCCAGCGGTACAGCTCCTGAACATCAAAAAAGAAGAGATCGCAGGCAAGCGAATCATCGGGCTCGACATGCGCATGCTTCCCGTGTCTGGTAACGACGAACTGCGCATTGTCAGCCTGTAAACCATCACAACGACCCGGCCAAACATGAAAACACTTTCCATCAGCAACACCTCAGAAATCAGCGTCAAGTTCACCCTGCGAGAGGGGACTGTAAACAAGCTGTTTGCTTTTACTTTCACAGCTATCCGGCTTGATCAGGACGATATTTCTGAGCGCATGGATGACAAAAATAAAAAGGTGAAGGAATTTATGGCCGAAGTCATCACGGGCTGGAGTGGCCAGCGGTTGGTGCTTGAAGACAACGGCGAACCCGCTGCTTTTAGCCAAGAGGCATTGGCCATGCTGCTCAACGTCATGGGCGTGGCAGGTATCTTGTTCGCGGCGTATCTTAAAGAGTGCGGCGCAAAAGAAAAAAACTAGCGCAGGTTGCCCGAGTTTGGGCAGCCGGAGAACTCTACACACAAGGGGCCGCCGATGCACCGCAAGAACAGTTTGACGAAGCGCTTGCGGCATTTGGTTTGCAGCAAAGCGAAGCCGACCAGAGCGCCGAGGAGTTTTGCTACCTGTGGCCCTGCAATGTGCGCACCTATGCCATTTGGCACCGCATACAAACCCAGTGGCGCATTGACGGCATGGGCGCACGCTCCGGGCTGGATTACAGCGGCGTTGAGGTCTATTTACGCAGTGTGGAGCGCATCCCGCCCACAAAGCAGTGGGCAGAAATTTGGGCCGGCCTGCAAGCCATGGAGGCCGCAGCGCTTGGCGTGTGGGCGCAGCAGCAGCGAGAAAAACAAGATTAACCCGACAGGTGCCCCGCATGGCTGATAACGATATAAAACTACGCCTTTCGGTCGGTGGGGCCGCGCAAGTTGTGAGCAGCATGGACGCTGTGAGCAACTCGATGAAAAGCATGGAAACCGCCGCTGGCTATGCCAAGACCGCGCTGGTTGCATTTGCAGGCGTTGCCAGTATCAGCGCATTCAAGGGCATGATTCAGGGGAGCATAGAGGCATCTGCCGGATTGCATGACATGGCGATTCAGACCGGCGCGTCAGTCGCTGCACTGACCGCATTCAGGGCAGTCGCAGCAACAACAAGCACATCCATCGAAGGCGTTGCCGGGGCCATGAATCGCATGGCCAAAGGCATGGCCGTTGCCAACGAAGACAGCAAAGGCATCGGGCAGGCAATCAAAGCTCTTGGATTAAATTTTGACAACCTTCGGCAGCTTAAGCCAGAAGACCAAATGCTGGCTGTTGCCAAGGCAATGAACGGCTTTCAGGACGGCGCTGGCAAAGCTGCTGTTGCGATGGCGCTTTATGGCAAAGAGGGGGCCAAGATGCTCCCGTTTATGCAAGATTTGGCAGATAGTTCGGAGGAAGTATCCAAAAAACTGACCGAGCAGCAAATTGCCGCCAAAGCCGCTCAGGCAGCTATGGCCGATGACTACACCGACAACATCACCAAAATCCAAAAAACCTCCGAGGCATGGAAAAAAGACGTGTCCATGGCCATGCTGCCAGCTCTGTATGAGCTGACGCAGGCATTTATTGACGTCAACAAAGGTGCTGGAGGCATCAAAAAAGGCATCAGCGATTTGTCGGCAGACGGTTCCATCACGGAATGGTCGCGCAACGCCATTTTTGGCGTGACTTACGTCATGGATGTTTTTGAAGGATTGAAGGCTGTCATTAAATCCGTTGGCAAGGCTGTTGGTGCAAACATTGCCATCATGGTCGAAAACGCTTCGATGGCGTGGAATGTTTTTACCGGGCTGCTTGGCAAAGAGCCGGTCATCAACATCATTAACGCCTCAATGGCGCGGCAAAAAGTTATTGCACAAGAGCTTGCCCAAGACTTGGAGAACACCTGGGGAGCCGAAACTTTTGGAAAGCGCCTGCGTGACCGCATGGCTGAAATGCAGGGTGTTGCTGTTGTTGCAAAAAAGGCCAAAGCAGACTTGAATTTCAGGGCTCCGGATGACAAAGAAAAAGGCGGTGCTGAAAAAATCAGCGACTACCAAAAGTTGACCCGCGTGATTGCAGAAAAGCAGGCGCAAGATAGCCTGCAACTCACGACCGGACGCAGCCTGTACGAGTCTGAAAAAATCAGGTCAAAAATGATTGCTGATCTGGCCACCGGGACAATCAAGCTGTCAGAGATCGAACAAGCCCGCATCAACACCGGCCTGAATCAGCTAGCGATTACTGAGCAGCTAATCGCCGCCGACAAATACTACGAAGAGCAGCAAAAAGCCCGTTATGCGGCTTCATCGGCACTGGTCAAAGCCGCCGCCGACGAAGCCGATAAAAACGAAGAGCTAGCCCGCACCTTTGGCTTGTCAAAAGCCGCCATTGAGGCGCTCGAAATTGCGCGCCTCGAAGAACAACTGGCTCAAAAAACCAGCATTAACCAATGCACCGAGGAAACCGCCAAACTCGAAGCCCTGATTGCAGCCAAAAAACGCAGCGCAGCAGCACTTGGCAGCGTTGAGGCACAACAAGCCGCCAAAGACGCCGCAACAAAAGCCGCCGCCGAATGGCAAAAAACCGCTGACAAGATCAACGACAGTATTACCGACGCACTCATGCGCGGTTTCGAAAGCGGTAAAGGTTTCGCGGAAAACCTGCGCGACACGCTGACCAACATGTTTAAGACGATGATCCTGCGCCCCACTATCAGCGCTATCGTCAACCCGGTTGGGCAAGCCATGGCCAGTGCTGTTGGTTTTGGTGGAGGCGGCGATGGTGGCGGTGGTGGCATGATCGGCACTGCTCTCAATGCGGCGTCCCTTATCGGAGGATCCACACTTGCCGCCATCGGCTCCAGCGTGGCCACTGGCGTGTCGGCAGGACTGGCTGGCACCAGCCTTGCGGGCGCTACAGCCGCCTACAGTGCCGCCGGAATGTCGGGCGTGGCGGGCGGTTTGAGTGTTGGTTCGACCATCGGCAGCGCACTGGCGGCCATGGGTCCGGTTGGTTGGGCTGCACTGGCAGCGGGCGCGGTGCTTGCATTGGCTGACCACGGCACCCCCACATCCAGCACGGGTGACGCATCCGCCAGCTTTGATGCATCAGGCAAGCGCACCGACTATCAGACCTTTTTTAACGGCTCCAGCGTGGGCGTGGACAAGATGCTTGCGGACTTGCAAGCAGCCTACGCAGGCGCAGCCAAGTCTTTGGGCATTGGCACCGTGGCCAGCGCGTTTGCCTATGGCGGCAACACTGGCAAAAATGGCGAGTCGCCAAACTTTGCACTTACCGCCCGCGCCGGAAACTCGTTTTACAGCACAGGCGGCGAAACCGCATCGTCAGACGCCGCTATCGCCCTGGCAGCCAGCCGCGCAGTGTTCGCCGCCTTGCAGGGCTCCGAACTCCCGGCCTACCTGTCCAACGTGTTCAACGGCCTGAGCGCAGGGGCCATGACGCAGGAGCAAATCACCAACACGCTGGCCTATGCCGGGTCCATCAAGCAGGTGCGCGAAGCCCTGCTGGAGACCCGCGAGCCCATGGC